TCTGTAAAGGGGTTAACCAATGATACACCAGTCCCAAGCAAGCCATAACTCCTGTGTGGCCACGTGCGTTGCCATGCTTACTGGGCTCGATGTCAGCGATCCGGCAATCATCGCGATGAACGAGTCGTGGTGGCAAGAAACTGCGCCGCCCCTCGAGCGCTACCTGACGATGTTCGAGGTCGAGCATTCAAAGCAAGGCCACGACAAGTTAGTTCCCGGCCGTGTGTACCTGCTCCGAACCCCGAGCCTGAATATCCTGGGATGCTTTCACGAAGTCATCCTCGACTGGCGCGGTGATAAGCCCGAGGTTCTCGACCCGGCCCAAGGCAACCCGGACCAGATGTACTACACGGCTGGACTCCCCGGCGATCCGCTGGAGATCCGCTTAACCTCGTGGATCGTAGAGTTTGTGGTGGTGCCCGTAGGCGATAGCTAACCCCCGACCCGCTATGGTAACCGGGGGTAGCTGCTTAAAACGTGTCTCAGAGCGTCTCAGGAGCCTTCTTGCCCCCGTATTTACCCCCAGGACGGTGTCCTTATGTCGCTAGCACTGAATTTTAACCTCCATAGCAAGCAAGGTTCAGCCCTTCTCAGTAAAGCCACCGAGATCCTTTACGGCGGGGCAGCGGGCGGAGGTAAGAGCCACTTGATGCGAGTGATGGCTGTACTCCTCTGCACCATGGTTCCTAACTTGCAAGTTTACATCTTTCGTAAACACTTCGGCGACCTGTACAAAAACCACATGGAAGGCCCGAGCGGCTTCCCGTTGCTCCTGTGGCCATGGCTGAATGCCGGACTGTGCAAGATCAACATTGGTAAGAACTACATCGAGTTTTGGAACGGGGCAAAGATTCACTTATGCCACCTTCAGCATGAGAAAGACCTGCTCAAGTACCAGGGCGCAGAGATTCACGTCCTGCTGATGGATGAGCTGACCCACTTCACCGAAAAAGAATACCGCTTCCTCAGGGGTCGGGTTCGAGCCATCGGCCTTGTTATCCCACACAAGGAACTTGCTCCCGGCTTGCTGTTATCTGAAAAGCTGCCGCTGGTCCTGTGTGGTTCTAACCCCGGGTCGAAAGGCCACGTCTGGGTCAAGCGCGCTTTTGTTGATTACGCGCCTCCGCTGCAAGTCAACAAGACTCGCAAAATCGACGGCGGCATGTTGCGGGCGTACATCCCCGCCAGGCTGATGGACAACCCGACACTGATGGACAACGATCCCGATTATCTCGAGCGTCTCGAGGGTCTCGGTGATCCGGCACTTATTAAAGCTATGCGAGACGGCGATTGGAACATTGTTGCGGGCGGTGCCTTTGACGATGTGTGGGAAGAAGAGCACCTGGTTCTTCCCCGCTTCCCGATCCCGTACGGCTGGCGCATCGATAGATCTTTCGACTGGGGCTCATCGCACCCTGCCTCTGTGGGGTGGTGGGCGGAGAGCAACGGCGAAGACGTTACATACATTCAGCGGGAATTGGAAAACGGTCGGTTGATCGAATACGAGGTGACTCGTAACTTCCCACGCGGTTCCTATATCCGCATCGCTGAATGGTACATGACGAAAGAACTCGGCACTAACGAAGGCCTGAAGTTATCGCCTAAGGAAATTGCTGAAGGCATTAAACAACGCGAGGCCTCGATGAGGTCTCAGGGCTGGATTGCTGGAACGGTACTACCCGGACCCGCTGACGGCCAGATCTACCAGACTACCCGCTCCGACATTCCAAGTATCGGTGATACCATGGGGGAGCAAGGCGTCTACTGGATTCCTGCGGATAAATCCAAGGGTTCCCGTGTTAACGGATTTGAACTTGTTCGGGGTCGGATGAAAGAACGAGAAGGTCCTGGTATCTTCTTCATGAATAACTGCCGTGCAGCTATTTCGCTTCTTCCGATTCTGCCCCGAGACCCAGATAACACCGAGGACGTTGATACTGACGCGGAAGACCACCTGTTTGACGATGTTCGTTATAAGGTTCTTGGTCCTAAGCCGTTGGCGTCGAAACTCAAAGTGAGGCACGCTAATGAGCGTTAAGTATGTTCGCCCCGAAGTAACTCAGCTCAAGCCGATCTACCGGAAGATTCGAGATGTTCTCGCAGGTCCTTCGGCAATCAAGGCAGCGGGCGCCCTTTACCTGCCGATCCCCGACCCGAGCGATACGTCGGTCTATGCCGTGCCCCGGTACAACAACTACCTGGAACGAGCCATTTTCTTCGACGCGACCGCTCGAACCCACGATGGTTTTGTGGGACAGATGTTTTACCGTGAAACTCAGATCGAGCTTCCCCCCGTTCTCGAGTTCATGCGGTCTAACGTCGATGGGCAAGGAACGACCCTCGAGCAACAGGCCAAGAACGTAGCGGGCGAAGTGCTGGGTTTAGGTCGCGCGGGTCTCTTCGTCGATTACACCGCCCAGGACGGCGTGCCCGTCAGCATTGCTGACCAGGAGAAGGCAAAGGTTCGGCCTATCATCACCCGATATGCACCCGAACGCATTATCAACTGGCGCTATACGACCATCGAGACGGTCCGCTTTTTGAGCCTCGTCGTTCTCGAAGAGAAATACCAAAAAGAAGATGACGGGTTCGAAGTCCACGAGGACTGGCAATACCGGGAACTCCGTATGGTATTACTCAATGGCCGCTGGCAGTTGGTATGCCGTGTGTGGCGAGACGAGGCGATCTTTAGCGAGACCTACCCCAAACGGGGAGATGGCCAGCCCTGGGACCGCATCACGTTCGAGTTTATCGGCGCCCAGGACAATGATGCCGAAATCGACAAGCCCCCGCTCGAAGGTATGGCCGAGGTCAATATCGGTCACTATCGGAACTCGGCTGAATACGAAGAAATGATCTTCATGTCCGGTCAGCCCACACCATATGCCACCAACATCAGTGACATGTGGATGAAGGAGCACTGGAACAACGAGCTGCGCCTCGGTTGCCGAGAGTTCATCGCGTTGCCCCAGGATGCCACCATGGGCCTGTTGCAAATGGCTGTTAATACCATGGCCAAGGAAGGCATGGACGCCAAGGAAAAGCAGCTTGTGGCACTCGGAGCAAAGATTGCCGAGAACAAAACCACCACCACAACAGCGACAGAAGAGAACCGCGACTCAGTAATCGAGAACTCGGTCTTGTCGTCTGTGGCCAAGAACACCTCATCGGCATATAGCGAGGCGTTGAAACTGGCTTGTATCTACTCGAACATCCCGATCACGGATAAGACCATTGTGTTCGAGATCAATACCGACTTCGAACTGACCCGGCTCTCGCCACAGGATCGCACGCAACTCCTGGCCGAATGGCAAGGCGGCGGCATTACCTGGGAAGAGTACCGCTGGAACATGAAGCGCGGCGGTGTTGCATACCTGGATGACGACAAAGCGAAAGACCTCATCGCTGCTGAACAGGAAGATAACATCGACCTAGAAGCCAAGCGAGTTGCAGCGACTACACCCGTTGAACCCCCCGTAGTGGAGGAAGTTCCTCCCGAGGATGAGTAATGGCTATCAACCCCCGTGACATTTTGGCCCGGCATCAAGTGTATCTCGAGCGTTTGAAATCGGGGTATGCCAAAGACACCGATGGCTACATTCAGCAAGCGGATGTCGCTCTTGCGGAAATCTTCCAAGCGCTACGGGTTGAGCGCATGTCGGAGCTGACTCGCAAGGCCCTGACGCAACTTCAGGGCGACATCCGAACGACACTCGGCCCGATATACCAGAAACAGGGCGATAAGCTCCTCAGCGACCTTATGGAGCTTGTGGGGCACGAGGAAATGTTCGAACGCCAGCTTATCGGGCAAGTTGCTAAAGAATCCGGGGTTTCAATCGTCGTTAAAAAGGCCAAGGACATCTGGAAGAAGCTTATCACTAAGCCGATCCAGGCAACGGGCGAACTTCTCGAGGGGTTTGTTAAGGACCTCGGAAGTCGACAAATTGCCCGTATCAATAAGGAGGTGCTGATTAGCGTTTCTCAGGGGCGGACGATTAGTCAAACGGTTCAAGCGATACGTGGCACGAAAGCCCGAAATTATCGCGATGGGATAATGATCTCGAATGCTCGGGACGCCCGGACAATCGTTCGCACGGCAACTCAGCACGTCTCCCAGCAAGTACGGGAGGCGACCTGGGAAGCCAACGATGACCTGATTGATAAATACCAAATCGTCGCGACCCTGGACGGTCGGACTTCAACGGTTTGCAAATCGCTCGACCAGACGGTCTACAAGATCGGGCAGGGGCCTACGCCTCCGCTGCATCCTAACTGCCGGACGACTACCGTGCCGTACTTCAAGCCCAGCATCTGGGACAAAGGCGCCACACGGTCTTCGCTTAATGGTCCTGTGGATCAACAGCTTACCTATTATCAATGGTTGAAGGATCAACCGACCGCTTTCCAAAATGATGCACTCGGAGCCTCGCGGGCCAAGCTATTCCGCGACGGTGGCTTAAGTGCTGACGAGTTTTCTAAACTGCAGTTGGACCGTAACTTCCAGCCGCTTACCCTTGACGATATGCGCAAGTTAAACCCCAATGCCTTTGAAAGGGCAAAAATCTAGGAGCAGTGCTCATGGCTTTGAAATTGATTCTCCCGTCCCTCGATGGCGTTCCGGCTGATGTGGCCAAAGAATACATCCTGCAGGACGATGGTACCTTCAAGCTGGACGTAGAAGGTATCGAAGATACCGGTGCACTAAAGCGGGCGAAGGACCATGAAAAAACCAAGCGCAAAGCAGCCGAAGACAAAGCGACTCAACTCGCCTCGAAAATCGAGGATCTCGAGGAACAGGTTGCCGCGCTGGGCAAACCGGGCGAGAACAAACTCGACGATCAAACTCGAATCAAGCTCGAGAAACAGATCGTCACGCTGACGGGTCAGCTTACTGCGCGTGAAGGCGAATTGCTGGGCGAAATCACCCGCCTGACCAGTTCGGCGCGTGCTGCCTCGATCGTGTCTCAGATCTCCGACCACCCAGACTTGTTGATGCCTGTGGTCAAGGCCCGGCTGAAAACGGTGATGGTCGATGGCAAGGCCAAGGTCATGATTCTCGATGCGGACGGCGATGAGTCGTTCATGTCGGAAGAGGATTTGATCAAAGAGATCAAGTCCGATAAGAAGTACGCCCCGATTCTTCGGGGTTCGCAGGGCTCGGGTAGCGGTGCTCCCGGTACTGGTGGCGATGGTGGTAATACCAAAACCAAGCTCTCTGACTATAACGGTCAAGAGCGTATCGCGTTGCAGAAATCCAACCCCGCCGAATTTGCCCGCCTGGTGGCGGCTCAGAAATCCGGCAAGTAAAAACCCGAGGTAATACATGAAAAAGTTTCCGTCTAGCCGTGCCCTCGTTACCGCGATGGCCCTGATGTCCTCGGTCGGCGTTTCCTACGCTGACTCGCGACTGCTCCACTCGATGCCCGCTGGTGCAGTAACCACACTGCAGGACATCATCGGCGCCCGGGGCGCTTACGTGCCCATCGTCGAGACCTTCCTGGTCGAGGATCCGGTCGAGCGTACTGCGTTCTTCCAGTCCGGCGTGCTGGCCGGGGGTGATCCGCGAATCCAAGCGATCCTGTCCGCCGCTGCCGTGGTGGCGGCCATCCCGTTCTGGAACCCGATCTCGTCCGACATCGAACCGAACTACTCGAACGACGTCTACGAGGACATCGCGACTCCCCGTAACGTGAGCACCGGCATCCAGATGGGTCGGATCGCTTTCCTCAACGAAGCGTTCGGCGCCATGAGCTTGGTGACTGCCATCACCAAGAAAGACCCTCTGGCGTACGTCGCCTCGGTCCTGGACAACTTCTGGGCCCGCCAGGCCGAACGTCGTTTGATCGCCACTGCACTCGGCATCTACAACGACAACATCGGTGCTACCGACGCATACCACACCCAAAACGACATGGTCACCAACCCGGGTACCACCTTCACCTCCGATGCCTACATCGACTTGCAAGCGCAGCTCGGTGACCGCCTGGGCGTGTTTGGTGTGGTTGCCATGCACCGTCTGGTCTACACCCAGATGCAAAAGTCCAACCTGATCGATTTCGTCACCGACGCCGAACAGGCCATTCAGATCCCGTACTACCAGGGCTCCCGCGTTGTGGTCGATAACGGCATGCCGGTGTTCGGCGCCAGTGGTGCGCGCAAATCCCTGGTGATCGCTTTCGGCCCGGGCGCTATCGGTTACGCGACCGAAACACCCACCGATGGCCTCGAGTACGACCGTTCTCCAGCGCGTGGTAACGGTGGCGGGGCAGACGTCCTGTGGACCCGTCGTAACTGGATCATGCATCCGCTGGGCTACACCTTCACCTCTGCGACCGTGACCGGTAACGGCACGGAAACCCGTCCGGCTTCGCCTTCGTGGTCTGACCTGGCGTTGGCCACCAACTGGAACCGTGTTGCCCCGCGTGAACACGTTCCCCTGGCCTTCATGCTGGTGAACGTCGCCGGCTGATTTTCCTCGGCCAAGGATGGCCATCTTTCTTCGCTTTACCTCTCACTCCGATAAATTCGAGGACAACACCATGCCCGAAGTCGAACGTCACGAAACCGACAACATCATCCGCGTCAAGGACAAAGCCACCTGGGGTTTCACCGGTGATGGCAATGGCCAAATCGTCCTGGGTAAGCCCGGCTCGAACGACACTACCGACCTGCGTGATACCGTGAAGGACAACGGTGGCAACGAAGAAACCGATCTCGGCCAAAAGCTGAAACCGCTCGACAATGACGAACTCCCCAACCCACGCCATGGTGCCGCCGATTCGGAGGGCGACCGTGGCAACGGCGGGGGCTTTCCCGACGAGGAATCGGTTACTTACGAGTACCTCGATTCGCTGACCAAAGCCAAGTTGCTCGAACTGGCCGAAGCCCACGAAATCAAGCTCGACAAACCGAAGGGCACGAAGCCGGAACTGGTCGCCGAACTGGCCGAGTACTACGAAGTCAAACCCGAAGAACCGGCAGAATAAAAAGAAATTTGGGTAGTCCCGAGCAATCCCGGTAATATACCCCCCGAAGGGGGGGTATTATTACCAGACGGGAACTGCCTAGCGCTGGTCGCTATCGGCTGGCACGGAAACCTACCAGCAGGTGTGGAGAAACAACATGGCTCTGATAGTTGAAGATGGTTCCATCGTTATCGGAGCCAACAGTTATGTAACTACTGCGGAGATTCGAGCTTATGCCGAATCCCGGGGTATCAGTCTTCCGGCCCAAGAAGCGGCGCTGGAAGTTATGGCCGTCTTGGCCTTTGACTACATTGAATCCTTTTACTTGCAATTCGGCGGCAAGCGCACGCAAGTAGGCCAGTGCACTGCATGGCCCCGGACTGGTGTGGTTGTGGAAGATTACACCGTTGGTCCACACGAAATCCCTTGGCAGCTCAAAGAAGCGCAATGCCAAGCGACCGCCGAGGCTATCGAAGCCGACTTGATGCCGAACCCGTCCGGGGGCGCTATCAAGAGCGAAAAGGTGGACGTGATTGAGGTTGTTTATCAAGACTCCGCCGAGGCGACAACTTCCGGGGGTATCGCTTACTTACCGAAGGTCAATGCCAAGCTGGCGCTTCTGTTCGGGAGCGTATTAACTTCCCGTCGCATCCGAGTAGTTCGGGGATGAACGCCAAGTACATTCGAATGCGTGCAACGGCTGAAAGGCTCATTCGAAGTAACGGCGCCAAGTTCAGCCTCAAGCGTGTAACCCAATCTGGCTTCGACCCGGTGACCGAGGAATCGGTAACTGTGGAAGAAAGCCAGGATGGCTACATGGTCATGTTGCTGGCGAAAGCTGGCGCTCCGGGCAAGTACGATCAATTCAAAGGTGACGACGGTTCCCTCGATTTCAACAAGATTCGAGATTACCTGTTATCGACCCAGGGGTTAACCTGGATTCCCAAGCAATTCGACAAGGTGATGTACCGAGGCGAATGGTGGACTTTCGAAACGATCCAAGGTCTCGACCCGGACGGCGAAACGGACATCCTCTATAGGGGGACTATCCGGAGGCAGTGATGAGCTTCTTATCCAAAATTGATTTGTGGCGCAAGAAAGTGGATAAAGAGCTAGTTGATCGAAGGCGCGAAATGTGCCTTCGTTTGTTTCGGGCTATTATCTACGATACCCCCGTGGATGAAGGAACCCTTCGGGGCAACTGGCAAGTAAGTTACAACGTCCCCATCACTTCGGTCACTGACGACCAGTCGCCCGGCGACATCCTCAAAACGGCTCAGAACATTTTGACTAATGCCAAGATGTCCGAGACTATCTATTTCAGAAACAACATGCCCTACGCTTATCGCATCGAATACCTTGGCTGGTCGCATACAAAAGCGCCCCAGGGTATGGTGCGTAAAAACGTGGCTCGGTTCAAGCAAATCGCCAGGGGCGCCACATGAGCACAACTCGCATTTACCAAGCGCTCCTCAGTGCCGCTAAGGCTGCGCTCGGCGACATCCCAGCCGGTACACCCGGTACACCGTTTACTCCGCCTGTGGGTACGCCTTACGTCGATCTAACGTTCATGCCAAACAGCCCGGCCGTGTTTACGCTAGGCGACGATGGCGAGGACGAGATCACGGGTATTTTTCAAATTCTGCTGAAGTATCCCCCGGATAAAGGGATCTTGGCAGCGACCCGACTTGGTGACACCCTCCGAGAAAGTTTCAAGGCTGGGCATCGAGTGTTCTACGACGGGCAAGAGGTTATCATTCGGAGTTCCGGGTTGGGTAACTTCAACACCATCGACAACAAGTTGGTAAATCCTTTCACCATTTATTGGTGGGCATTAACTCGGAGGTAACGTCTCATGGCTGACGGCTCTCGTCACAGTATGCGTATGGTCGCGGAAACCGCTTATGGCGTGACCCCCGCGACCCCTACGTTCAAACCCATCCGTCACACGCAAACCACGCTGGCTCTTTCGAAAGAAGCGATCCAGTCGGAAGAATTGCGTAGTGATCGTCAAATCACCGACTACCGTCAGGGCGCACGCCAAGTCGGCGGTGACATTTCGTTCGAGCTTTCCTACGGATCGTTCGATGATATCCTCGAAGCACTGACCCTGGGCACCTGGGCCGGTAACGTTCTGAAGGCTGGCGTGACTCGCCGATCGTTCACCATCGAGCGTTTGTTCGCTGACCTGGCGCCAGCGGATAACCCGTACCACCGTTTCACTGGTGTGGAATTCAACACGCTGGCCCTGGCGATCAACGCCAACGCAATGATCACCGGTACCATCGGCGTCCTCGGCCAAGATGCTGGTGTGGCATCGGCTATCATCGCCGGATCGAGCGTAGCGGCTCCTAGCACGACTTCTCCTCTCGACTCGTTCACCGGGTCACTGAAGGAATCGGGCCAAGCTATTGCGGTAATTACCGAGATCGCGTTGAACCTTGACAACGGCCTGGCTGCGCGTTTCGTCGTTGGCTCGAAAACTTCGATCCGTCCTTCGATCGGTCGTTCGAACGTCAGCGGTACAGTTACCGCTTACTTCGAGAACTCGAACCTGTTGAACAAGTTCATCAACGAGATCGAGTCGTCCATCGAGTTCACCTTGCCAGACGGCGCCGGGAACTCGTACACCATCCTGATGCCCCGCATCAAGTACACCGGTGGCCAGCCGGATGTAACGGGCGAGGGTCCAATTACCCTGGCCATGCCCTTCCAAGCCCTGCTGCATTCGCCCAGCGGGACTCAACTGCAAATCACTCGGACTCCCGCCCCATGACCGATATGAAGAAGTTCTTCACTCGTGAAAAAGCCTCCGAAGGCATCCAGGTCGACTTGTTCGAGCCGGGTGCCGAAGAACCCTCGGGCCAATGGCTCCGAGTCCGTGGTGTGGACTCCGACGAGTTCCGTCAGGCTGAAGTAGAAACTAAGCGGCGCCAGCGTGAATCCATTGCCTCGGGTAAGCAGCCGCTTGACACCCACCTTGAGGAGATGCGAATCCTCATCGCTTCCCTCGTCGCGGGTTGGAGCTTTCCCGAGGAATGCACTCAGGAAGCGGTAGTAGAGTTTTTCCGCCAAGCACCACAGATTCAAGAAGTGGTTAACCAATTGGCGGCGAAACGTTCGCTTTTTTTCAAGAACGGCTCCGACTCTTCCGTGGATTCGCAGAAGCCGAATTCAAACTAGACAAAGTGCCTAAGGGGTCGAAGCAGACCCTGCGGGCATCTTTAATGCAAGTTTGGAAATCCACCGGTAAACCCCCCCAGCAGTTACGAGACCATCCGGTTTGCCCGGACGAGTTAACGTACCTGTGGGTGTGGTTCAACGAGGTGTTCACGGGTCAGCCCCTTACATACTCAGAACTCGTTAGTTGGTCCCAGATGATGCGGACTACTCCCGAGGCTTGGGAGATCGATGTTCTCCGGTCGTTAGATCGGACTTGGAGGAGCGTACAAAATGGCCGTTGACGTTACCGAACTCGAACTCAGGGTTAAAAGCCTTGAGGTAGAAACCGCAGGGAAGCGGCTTGACAAGTTCCATGGACAGGCAAAAAAAGCCGAGTCGGCTGCTGACGGTTTGAAAAAGGCTTTTGCGGAACTGGTTGGCCCCGTGCTGGCGCTGGTCGGTATCGCAGAGGTTGGCAAAAAGCTTGTTGAAGTACAGCGTCAGTTCGACATCCTCAACGCGGGCTTGGTGACTGCCACTAAGTCCACAGAAAACGCAGCTCAAGCGTTCGATGCTTTGCAGCAATTCGCGGCAAAGACCCCATACACGCTTGACCAGGCGGTGAAAGGATTCACCCAACTGGTAAACCTCGGCTTGACCCCCTCCGAAAAAGCCCTGATGTCCTACGGCAACACGGCGTCGGCCCTGGGTAAAGACCTCAACCAGATGATTGAAGCGGTCGCCGATGCGGCCACGGGCGAGTTCGAGCGGCTGAAGGAATTCGGCATCAAGTCGAAAGTCCAAGGCGACCAGGTTCAGTTCACGTTCCAGGGCGTCAAAACCAGCGTTAAGAACAACGCGGCCGAGATCGAGAAATACCTGATAGCCCTTGGTGAGAATCAATTTGCCGGAGCAATGGCCAAGCGTATGGATACGCTTGACGGTGCCATCTCGAACCTTGAGGATAACTGGGACTCGCTTTTCCGCGCCGTGAACAACGCTGGTGTGGGCGAGTTGATGAAGGAAGGCGTTGACCTTGCTAACGAGGCTTTGAGCGAACTCATTGCTCAAGTGGCGTCGGGTCAATTAGTTGCAGAACTCGAAACTTTGGGAGGCCGGTTTTCTGGCTTCGGAGACGATGTCGTTAAATCGATGCGTATCATCCAGCAGGCTTGGATGGACGTAACATCTGCTGACGTGCGGGGCGGCATCGTCCATGACGGGCAAACGGCTGTAGCAGCCCTGGTGGATGCCTTCCGGGGATTCCCCGAGAACGTTCGGGCATTCATCCAGCTTATGACGGTAGAAGTGGCTGCTGGTCTTGATGCTGTTACCGCCTACGCCACCGCGTTCAAGGACGGCATCAAAGCGGTATTCACCGACGATACGTTTGACGGTGTGGGTAAGCAGCTTCAATCCACGCTGGACGGTATCAGTTCTGCTCGCATGGGTTCAATTGAAGGCATCCTGAAGGAACGGGACACGGCCATCGATTCCTACAGCCAGCAGTCGGACGCCGCCGCCGAACTCCGCAAGGAATACGACCGGGTACAGAAAGCCAAAGCGGCCAGCACGGAAGACCGCTTGGCTAAGTATAAGGTTGGGGGTGACAGTGCATCGAGCGGGTTAACCCCGGCGCAGCAAAAAGCAGCCGAGGCTAAAGCCAAGCAGCAGAAGAAAGAGTTCGATGCCCTTGTAGCGTCGTTGAATACCGAGGAAGAGGCCATTAGTGCTTCTTACTTGAAACGCAAAGCTATCATCGAAAAGAATACCACCGCCGAGTCGTCTGCTCGGGCGAACCTGATGGCCCGGCTGGACAAGGATCACCAGAAAGAACT